GGGCTCGATGGTTCCGTCCGGCTCCCTGGAGATCCGCCCCGCCTTGATCGCCTTGAGCACGGCGACGTGGCTGACCCCGCGCCGGCGCGCGTATTCGCGAACGGATACGCCCATGATCGATAAGCCTCGAAAAAAGCAATGAAATCATACGATTAATCAGTTGATCGGGGTGCGGTTCAGCGGCTTCATGTGTCCACAAACCATGGAGAACGCGATGCCCAATCCCCGCGACAACAGGAAGCCCCTGGACGAGTTCATCACCCGTAAGGCTGAGATCGACACCATGCTCGATCGACTGAAAGCGCTCAGCGACGAGCACTTCAACTGGAGCCCCGACGAAATCAACTGGGGCCACGTCGGAACGCTGACCCATTACGCAGAACTCCTGAAGCGCATCACCGACGCCGCCTTCCAGGAAGGCGAGTTCGCCGAATAGACGGCCTTCGGCCCTCTCCGGCCCCGACCGGGTTCCCGGCGGGGCGTTCGGGCGGCTTACGCGGCACCACCGGTGCCACGGTCCGCCCTCACGGTGGTGGAAGAGGCGCGATCGGCGCGCCTCGCTCACCAAAAGAGGGTCCCATGACCAAACTCACCGACACCCAGCTCATCGTGCTTGCCGCCGCCGCGCGCGACGACGGTTCCATCCATCCGCTGCCCGACAACCTCAAGGGCGGCGCTGTCACCAAGGTGATCCACGCACTCCTCAAGGCGGGCCTGATCGCCGAGGCGGCGCCGAAGGAGGGTGACCCTATCGGACAGACGCCCTTCGCAATCACCCGCCAGGGCCTTGAAGCAATCAACGCTGATCCCGATGAAGGCGCGCCAACCCTGCCCGACGCGCTCAGAAAGCTCACCGTCGCCCAGATCGCCATCGCCATCGGCACGATCACGGGCGAAGCGGTCAGCGCCAAATCCTTCAACTACAAGACCAAGGCGCTCGACCGGCTGGCCGCGCTGATGAAAGAACGCGATCTCGGCATTCGCGACGTGCTTCAGGCGGCCGGTATCGAGGCGCTGACGCCCGATGGCGGGACGGTTTCCGGTCTCGGCATCGCCGAGCCCTCACCGCCGCCGAAACCGGCCCGCGAGCCACGCCAAACCAAGCAACAGGTCCTGATCGACATGCTCAAGCGCGAGGGCGGCGCGACCATGGAGCAGATGGTCGAGGCCACCGGTTGGCTGGCACATACCGTGCGGGGCGCCATCAGCGGCGCGCTTCGCAAGAAACTCGGGCTCACCGTCACCTCCGAGAAGGTCGACGGGCGGGGCCGGGTCTACCGGATCGAGTAATGACGGAGGCGACAATGGCCACCTACGCCGTGATCATCACCCGCGACGTCACCGAGAGTACGATCGTCGAGGTCGAAGCCGGCACCCCGGAAGAGGCCGAGGACCTGGCCTTCGAGAAGCTCTCAAACAGCAGCGATACCGAATGGCGGATCGACGACGGCTCCTGGAACCAGGGCGACACCTACGTCACCGCCGTCGATCGCATCGACGAGCGGCGGGGATAGGCCGATGAAAACCATCAAGGTCAGCGACGCCACCTATCGCGCCATCGCCGACGCTGCCATCCTGCCGTTCCGCTCGACGGGTGACCGTCTGCCGGACGGCGACTGGCTCGTTCCGGTCGAGGATGACACCTACGAACGGATTCAAAACGCGCGCCTGCCGGGCGAAACCGACGACGACACCGTCCAGCGGATGCTTCACGTCTATTTCGGCCGGTCTAACAATTGAACCCTGCCAAAGACCGATGCCGCCGCCCTTCCGAGGGCGGCGGTGTCACGTTCGGATGTCTCGCACTCGGACCGCTTCGAACAGGCGTCGCAGCAAGTAGCTCCTCCCGATCGAGACGACGGTGAAGACGGCTCCGATCAGCAGGTTGTCGGCGAGACTCGCCTGCAGCCCGAACACCGGGAATACCAGCACCTGCGTCGTCACCGCGACTCCGTAGCCGACGGCGACATTGGCGATCGCCTCGACAAACGACATGCGGCGGGACTGCCTCACGCGTCGCGCTCCTGGGCGATCTCGTCGAACGCGCGCCCGTCGCCATCGAGGGTCGCGGTCCGTCCCGTGGCCTCCTGCCAGCGGTGGAGGGCGACGTCGACGAAGGCCGGTTGCAGCTCCATCGCGTGGACGCGGCGCCCGAGGCGCTCGCCGGCGATGATCTGCGAGCCCGAACCGCTGAACGGCTCGTAACAGACCTCGCCCGGCCGGGTGTGCCGGCGCATTGGGATGGCGAACACCTCGATCGGTTTCTGGGTTGGGTGCTCGGCGCCCGCCGGGCGGGCGTTGCCCTCCCAGTCCAGTTCCCAGACGCTGGTCACCGCATGGCTGTTATCGCCGCTGTGCGGCGGCTTGTGCCCCTGTTTCCAACCCATCAGGCAAGGTTCGTGCCGCCAGGGATAGTAGCTGTGCGTCGGAATGGCCGCCGGCTTCACCCAGACGATCTGCTGGTGATTGAGAACCCCCAACTCCGACCAGATTTGTTCGATCAACGCGGCGCGCTTATGGGCGTGCCAGCAGTACCAGGCCGCATCGTTTCGGCACACCACGATCGCCTGGGCGAACACGGCCCGCAGGAATCCCTCGGCATCCTTGATGTCGACCTCGCGATAGAGGTCGCTCCAGTCGTGCCCGCCGTTGGGGCGATCCGCGCCGGTGTAGTCGACCAGGTACGGCGGATCGGTGGCGAACAACGCCGCCGTCTCGCCGCCCATCAGCCGGCTCACGTCATCCGCTTTGGTGCTGTCGCCGCAGAGAAGGCGATGTTCGCCGAGCAGCCACAGGTCGCCCAACTGGGAGATGGGCCTCTCCGGCGGCTCGGGCACCGCGTCGCCCCCGACGTCGCTTTCCGCTCCGCCGGCCCCGGCGCCAAGACCGCCGAGGAGTTCCGCAAGTTCGCGTTCGGCGAAGCCGAGAAGCTCCAGATCGACACCGTCCTCGTTCAGCTCCTGCAATTCGGTCCGCAGCAGATCCTCGTCCCAGCCGGCGTTGAGCGCCAGCTGGTTATCAGCGATGCGGAACGCCCGCGCCTGTGCCTCGGTCAGATGTTCGAGCCGGATCACCGGCACCGTGTCGAGGCCCAGGTGCCTCGCGGCCAGCAACCGCCCATGGCCGGCGATCAGCACGCCCTTCTCGTCGACGAGACACGGCACGTTGAAGCCGAACTCGGCAATGGAGCCGGCGATTTGAGCAACCTGATCATCCGAATGGGTCCGGGCGTTGGCGGCGTAGGGCAGCAAACGATCAGCCGGCCACTGTTCCACCTGAAGCGGATCATGCGGCATCGGAGGTCACCTTGCCGCGTTCGGCTGCGACGTCATCGTAGGACCGGCCGTCTTCCAACATCACCGGCTGGTCCGGGAATAGCTGCCGCCATCGCAGAACGGTAACATCCACATACTCGGGCGCGAGCTCGATGGCGCGCACCCGGCGGGCCGTCTTCTGGCCCGCGACGATGGTGGTGCCGGAACCGCAGAAGGGCTCGTAAACCACGGCGCCTTCGTTGCTGTAGGCCTCCATGACGAAGGCCGGGAGCTTGACCGGAAACACCGCCGGGTGCTCCGTCTCCAGCCCGCGCGCCTTGTGCCGGGTAACACGGATCACGCTGTCGGGAATCCGCATCTCCTGCACCGGCTGTTCCGCATGGGTCCATTTGCCGACCGTTCCGTCCTTCTCGCGTAGCCCGCCCTCGTCCTCATGCAGGACGTGGCCGGCCCACTTGCAGGGCACGATCTTGTTGGCGCGCCGGGACTCGCGGTTGAAGTGGAAGACAAACTCGAAAGCCGGCGCCAACCGTCCGTTCCAGTCGCCGGGCAGACCGGGACCCTGGCCCCAGACGTACAGACCGAACCGCTTCCACCCCCGCTCGCGCATCCAGTCGAGCCAGCCTTCCCAATAGGGCTGCCACTCGTTCGCACGATGGATCAGGCCCAGATTCACCAGGACCTGGCCGTCGTCGGCCATCGGCGGATCGGCGAACACCCCGCGCATGAGCACGTCCCAATCGCCGACGCCTCCCGTCGTGTAGTCCCGCTGATTGCCATAGGGCGGCGACGTGAACAGCAAATCAGCCCGCTCGCCGGCCATCACCCGGGCGACGGCCTCGGCGTCCGTGCTGTCGCCGCAAAGCAGGCGATGATTTCCCAACAGCCAAAGGTCGCCCGGGCGCGTCACGGGATCCCGTGGCGGTTCGGGCGTTTCGTCTCCAGCGTCATCGTCTTCGCTCGTCTCGTCCGGCTCGGCGTCGTCCAACGGCGCCATCAAGCGGTCGAGATCGGCGTCCTCGAACCCGGTCAACGTGAGATCGAATCCCTCGCCGTTGAGGGCATGGAGTTCGCTTGCCAGAAGCTCGTCGTCCCAGGCGCCAAGGTCCGTCAGCCGGTTGTCGGCGATGCGGTAGGCGCGAACCTGCGCCGGGGTCAGATGTTCCAGGCGGATCACCGGCACGCTATCGAGGCCGAGCCTGTGGGCCGCCAGCAATCGTCCGTGCCCGGCAATGACACCGCCGTCCCCGTCGACCAGCACCGGCACGGTCCAACCGAACTCGACCATGCTGGCGGCGATCCGCGCCACCTGGTCGTCCCCATGCGTCCTTGCGTTGCGCGCATAGGGCTCCAGGCGGTCGATCGGCCAGCGCTCGACCGCGTCGGGCAGGTTCATGGTCATCGATGGTGGTAACCTTGGTCGGGTGGTAACCGGGTTGGCGGGTTACCGGGTGGCGGTTACCACCCTTTGAAACGCGAAAGGCGCGGAAGCCTTGGCTTCTCGCGCCCGTTGGGGCCGGTAACCGGCCATGGGTGGTAACTCAGATTTTCGGGCTGTCGCTAGCGAACTTCCGCGCCACGCCCGCCCGCATACGATTGGCGTCAGGAAGGACCCGCAAAATCAAATAGTTAGCGCGTCTTTGGCCGTACCACGCAGCGGAACGTAACGGTTGACATTACGTACTGTTTTGCGATACGCTTTGATATGATCAAGAGCTTCACCGACAAGCGCTCCGCAGCTGTTTTCGCAGGCTTCACCGTGAAAGGTCTGCCAACGCAAATCCAGAAGCGAGCCAGGGCGAAGCTGCTAGCGGTCGATGCGGCGGCAATTCTCGACGATCTTCGTACCCCGCCCGGCAACCGCCTTGAACCGTTGAAGGGCGACCGGAAAGGGCAGCACAGCATCCGCATCAACGACCAGTGGCGCATCTGCTTTGTTTGGCGCGACGAGGACGCCTGGGATGTCGAGATCGTTGATTACCATTGAGGAGCAAACCATGACCATAAAGCGTGAAGACATCGACAGCCACCGCGTAGACTTCTCCGACGTCGCTACGGGCAAGCGGCTGCCACCAATTCATCCTGGTGAAATCCTACGCGAAGAGTTCCTCAAACCGATGGGGCTCAGCGTCTACGAGTTCGCCAACGCCATCAAGGTGCCGCGCTCGCGGGCCAATGACATTGTGCGCGGGCGGCGGGCGATCACGACCGACACGGCGCTTCGCCTGGCGCGGTACTTCGGGACGACGGCGGAATTCTGGATCAACCTGCAGGCCCGTCACGATCTCGATGTTGCCGACCGTGATTTGCGCAAGAAAATCGAGCGTGAGATCGAACCGCGGGCGGCTTGAGCGAGCCGGCATAATTGGATGGAATTGGATGAAAATTCGGGTGGACCCGTCGTTTGCCTTTCAATCACCACCAAGAAAACTTGTTACAAAACGGCTGTACCTGGACGCAACTACAGCCATTTTATAACACGCGGAAATGCTGAGAGACTTCGGTATCGTAGCGCTCCGCGCGCGCCTCTCCCGAGGATAGCGCCGACCATAGCGATTTCCGCCGGTTTCGTCCGGGAGAAAAGTGTTTCATGTCGAAATGACCCTCAGTACTTCCTTTCGGCGTCGGCGCGAACCCGCTCGGCATACCGGCGGACGTGGCTTCCCGTGTGGAGCCGCGGCTTGCCGTTGAGCCGCGCCGCAATGAGAGCGAGGCCCGCCACCCAGTGCCGCCACGCCGTCGAGCGGGCCATGCCGAACCGATAGCAGATCGGCTTCCAGCGGGTATTCGCCGCCCGCTCCCAGACAATCTTGGCGTCGACGGGATCGAGCCAGCGCAGCCACGTCATGGCCTCGTCCATCCGGCTGATAGCTGTCGGCGATGGCCGGGCCGGACGAAGGACCGCATCATGCCAGCCAAACGCGTCCCAGAAATCCCGCACGACCTCTGGCCAGGTCGAGTAATACCCCTGGACCCGCTGTTCCGGCAGGCTTCGCATCACCTGGGCGGCCTCCGCCATGCGCTCCTCGACCATGCTCGCCGTCCACCGTCCCTCAGCCATGGGGCGCACCCTCGGCTTCCCGCTTGCCATAGAGCTTTTCGCCGAGCTGCCGGACCAGCTCCCGCTCCGGCCAGGTCAGCCGATCGTCTTCGACCGACACGGCGAGCACTCCCTGTTCACGCCAACCGTCCCGCTTGACGTCATCGACGGGCCGCCGCTCGCCGCCATACCCCTTCGGATGCCATCTCATCGCTGCACCTCCCGGAGGCAGGCCGCGTAGCCGGCAACATCGACGATGCTGTCGAGATGCTTCGGGTCGTGGACAAGGCGCGCCATCTTGAGATCGATCAGGCAGAGCGCCACCTGGGCCGACGTGACCTTGACGCCCGGCACCAGGGACCAGCGCTTGGCGATGTGATCGAACAGCGCCGTGGCCTCGCCATACTTCCGCCGCCGGTTCTCGACCACGCGAACGGCGTGCTTGAGCATCATTTCCGAGTTCATTGCCGTTCTCCGTGCTTACGCGGCCCCACCGGGGCCACGGTCACTCCGAACCCCGTTGCCAGGTGCCGCTGGCCGTAAAGCGCAATCAGCGCCGCCTCGGCGCGTCCGCTGTCTTTCACCCGCGTCCACAGTCCCGCATGCGCGGGCATCAAAGCCGAGGCCCGCGCCCGGCTGCCGTCCTTGCCGGCGCGCACGCCGAGGCCGGAACGCCATTTGCGCGGTGCCACGTAATCGGTCGGAATGAACCCGGCGGACAGCACGCCTTCGACGATGCCGAGCGATCTGCCGAACTGGAACATGCTGGTCACGCCCTGTCCGGGCATGGCGCCGACCTGCTCGACGAAAGCGTGGGCGATGGGGACGTGGGCGTCGACGAGGCGCGCCAGTTCGTAGCGGTCGATCTCGCGCTTGGCCTCGCCGCCTCGGTTCAGCCGGTGCACCGGCATGTCGAAGATCTCGAGAGCGCCGTCGGCATGCAGGAACGCCAGCGCGCCGCCCAGTCCCGGATCGATACCTAGAATTTTGTTCTGTTCGCTGTTCATGATCGCTGGCCTCCTTTCGCCATGGTGAGCGGGTTCACCCATCGCCCTGCGCCGGCTCGTTCGGGTAAAGATTGATGACCTCGGCGTCGGGAAAGACGCCCTTCGCGGCCTTGAGCAGCTCCATGCCGCCAACCAGCGCCGCTACTTCGTCGGGGGTGATCCAGATGACCTTGTCGCCGTGCAGCTCGCGCACCCGGGCAATGGCGTGCTTCTGCTCGCCTATGGCAACCCTGGTGCCGGTCGCGCCGTGAAAGCCGAGCAGATAGGCGTCGTCCTCGACCGCTGCCGCTTCCATGGCCCGGGCGATCGCCGCCCAGCCCCGGCACATGGCGGCGGCCTGTTCCTCAACCTCGTGATCGCTGCCGGTGATCAGGGCTTCGTGGTAGAGGTCTTGCTGCTCGGTGAAGAGCCGGTGCAGGTCGGCATCGACGCGCTTGAGGATGGCCAGCGCCCAGCGGCTCTCGAAGGCCTGGGCGGCCTCGGCGACCTGGGCCATGACGCGGGGGATCAGCGGCTCGCCGACCCTGCGCGTGGCGCCGCCGCTCGGAGCCGCGCTCACCACGACCCCACCACCAAAATGCGGCACTTCTCGCGCGCGCGTATTTCCTTCCCCTTACTTTTCATTATTTACCTCCTTTTTTGGTGTTTTAGACTAACTGGAAAAGAAGTGACGCAACCTGACCTGATGCCCTGAAAACCCTTGGTTTCCGCCGGATTGGACTTGCGTCACTTCGTGCGTCATTTTGCCGATTTGCGTCACTTCGGAAGCCGATTTTGGTCGTAAACGGGTCCATCAGAACCTCGGCTCCTTACCCTGGCGCCGGCCTGCCGTGGGGTCTTGGAAGGACTTGTTGATGAAGTTGTCGACCTCGCCCGAGCCCGCCTGCTTGCCGTAGTTGTTGTCGGCGTAGTCGTGGATGTGGCCGATGCCTTCGTCGGTCAGCTTCAGCCCGGTGACGTAACGGCGATTGCCGATCTTGTGATCGCCGGTCCCTGGCATGGCCCGGCGGATGGCCGGAAACACGGTGCGTCCGCCGAAGGGTTTGGCGTCCTGGCCGAACTCCGAGATCATCCAGCCGTTGAGGGAAGCCAGCAGGTCGCGGCGATCGACCATCATGCCGTCCGCTGGCTGCACCGCTGTCGCCAGCCAGGCGCCGATGGGGTTGTTGTCGTGCTCGAACATGCCGACGGCATCGCGCATGGCCTTGGGCGGATCGAAGTAGCGCCGCTCGGCCAGCCGGGCGTAGCCCTCAAGCGCCCAGTTGAGGACACCGCCCAGTTCGGCCTCGATCACCTGCTCGGAGATCGATTTCTCCTCGGCCGCCGTCTCGTCGTGCTCGACGGTCATGGGCAGCACGATGGAGCGGTTGTAGACCGCGTGGGACTGGTCCTTGACCCGGGGTAGATGGTTGGCGGTGAGGCAGACCGCGATATCGAGGCTGCCTTCCCAATTGTCCTTGTTCTTGCGCGGAATGCTGACCGGCTCGCCGGTGACGATGACCTTGTAGCGTTCGGCATCCAGGAACTCGCCGCTCGAAACCGCGTCGTCGGCGATCCAGGCCGAGGCGCGGATCAGCGGCTGCATCCCGAAATGCTCCTCCAGATCCCGGGCCCGCATGCCGGTGGCGCGCCCGCCGATCAGGGCGCGCAGCACCTGCGCCAGCTGGGTCTTGCCGGTTCGCGACGGGCCATAGACGATCAGCCCCTTGGTCATCTCGCGGCTCTTGCCGCGCACCAGGGCCGAGCCGAACCATTCGGCGAGGGTGTCGGTAACGGCCCGGCGTTCGTCCTCCTCGATGTTGCTGAAGGCGGTTTCCAGAAAGGCAATCCAGATCGGGCAGGTCGCCGCGGCATCGATGTTCGCCTCGACCCGACAGGTGGCGTAATCCGTCTCCGCGTGGCCCCGGATCTGCCGGGTCCTGGGATCGATGACGCTGTTGAGGCAGACGATGACGCCGGCGGCGTCCCACTCGATCCCTTCGCGAAGAAGGCCCGGGTGCTCCATCACGTAGCGCCAGGCGGCGTTCAGCAGCTGGGGCGAAGTCTTCTGGCCCATGGCCCGGACCACGCCCTGGATGGTGACCCGCATGATGTGATCGAGCTCGTCGTCGAACGGCCGCCAGAAACCGTCGGCATAGGTCCAGGCTTGGCCTTGGGTCAGCATCAGTCGGCCACGGTGATCGACCCAATGGGCGATGGCGGCCTCGCCGACCTGGGCGATCAGGTGCTCCTTCGCGGCCTTGGCCTTCTTGGCGGGTTTCGGCTTGGCGGCGCCGTCGCTGGCGGCGGGCTTGCCGGCGGCGCGTTTCTCGCGGGCCTTAGCCAGGCTGACGACGCGCTCCTGGGCCTTGTTTCCGGATTTCTCCCGCGCCGAGGCGATCATCCGGCGAATCGCGCCCTCTTCGCGTTTCCAGTTCCAGGTCGCGCCATGGCGCCCGGCGGCGGCGCGGGTGGCGTCGAGCAACAGGGCGACGATCTCGTCCTCGTCGACATCCTGCGAGGCGAGCGAGGCGGAAACCCGCAGCTGCGTCTGGTGGATGCTGGTTTCGCCGTCGCCCAGGTAGGTCATGGCGGCCAACGCCTGCTCGACGACCAGCGGCGGCTTGAAGCCCAGGCGCTTGGCGGCAGCGAGATAGGGATTGTCGTCTTGTGCCTCCGGCTCGCTCTCGCCCGTTGAGGAGCGTTCGACCACGGGCCGTTGCCAATCGAGCCATTCGACCAGGTCATCGAACTCGTGGCGCGCCCAGGTGACGTCGAGAACCATGCACTCGACAGGCGCGCCGGCGTTGGCCGCCACGACATCAGGCTTGGTGTTCAGGGTGCCGGGCAGGCGCATCACCCGGGCCAGGTCGCAGACGTTGAGATCGCCGGCGCAGATCCCGGCCAACTGTTTCAAGGTGCTGGTGATCGCCTCCTCGGTGGCCTCGGCATCCGACGCGTCGGCGCTCACGTCGATCGCCTCGTTGAGCAGCCAATAGGCGTGCAGGCCGCCGCCACTGTCGACGATCACCGACGGCGGAAACGGCAGCGGGCGGAGCGCGGAAACGACCGTGTCCTTGTCCATGCCCATTTTACCAGTGTCGATGTCGGCCCAGAGCGCCGGGCATTCCGCCAGATCGACCCGCCGCCCGGTGTGCGAGCCGGTGACCCGGGTGCAGACGCCAAAGAACATGCCGCGTCCGTCGTCGTCCCACCTGGCACAGTGCGCCGTGATCATCTCCATATCGCGGGTGAACAGGGGACGCGCCGGACCATCGCCGCTGCGGTTGGTGAACGAGCGCAGCTCTACGGCGTGCTCGGTGGTCGCGCCGAAGAATTCGGCGAGGAAATCAGCGGACTCCTGATACGATCGTTCACGCATTATGGTGTTCTGACTGGCCTGCTGTTGCGGGTTGGTATGGAGTTGGACGGAGGCGTTGCAGAGCCTCCGCCCAACGTGTCGGGTCCGGAACCCCGAGGGTCTAGAACCTGGTACGACGGCCGGCGCCGGGACGGTTCGCACTGTCGGCGGCGCTGGTCGTTCCCTCGGGTTCGGAAGGCAGGTCTTCCCCCGCCTGGTCACCGGCCTCGCCGCTCAGCAGGTCCACCTCGTCCACCCAATCGACCAGTTCGAAGACCGGCACGTCGACACGGCCATAGGCCTTGTTGGGGTGGGCATAGTCGGAGGCCTGCAGCTCGACCACGGGCAACTTGCCGGGCTTCTGCCGGTAGACCGTGCCGTAGGTCTTGGCGCACGCGCCGATGGCCCCGATACCGCCGCGCGTGCTGGTGGCGAACAGGAACTCGTCGCCGGTTTCCGGCCCCTTCAGCGGCAGATGGTTGGTGAACTGCCAGGGGTCCTTGGGATCGCCGCGGTCATCGGTCTCCCACTGGCTCCGGTCGTCGTCGCCGAGTTCACTCCGCCGCGGCGGCGCCACGCCGTCGGCGATCAGCGCCATGACTTCGTCGGTGGGGCGGCCGTCCCACCACCGGACCCAGCCGACCTTGGCTCCCGCCATGTTGGCGATCAGCCGGGTGCCGACCGGGATCTCGATGTCGTCCTGGCTGTAGAAGTACCGGCCCTTGCGGAACTTGATGATGTTACGGGCGCCGCCGGTGGCCTGCTCGCCGCAGGCGGCATAGGGGTTGTAGTCGTCGGGGTTGGCGACGGCGCCGCCGGTGGTCTGAGTCGTGGGTACGTTCGACATTTTCAAATTTCCTCATGTCAGGTTGCGGTTATTTGACCTTGATGGTCAGACGTTCGCCGGGATCTCCCGGCGTCTCGAACGGCGAGAGATCGATGCCGGCCGCCTCGACGGCCTTCCTGTCCAGGGACAGGCGTCCCTTGACCGGGAACCAGGTCACCGACCAGTTGTCGCCTTCGACCTTGCGGGTCCGGTGTTCCCGCAAGAATTCCTTGATCCGTTCCTGGGCCTCGGCATGGCGCCGGGCGGTGGCGTCCTTCTCGGCCCGCGCCGCCTGTTCCTCGTCGACCAGGGTCTTGAGGGCCGTCAGCGCATTGCCGCCGAGCGGTTCCTTGTCTTCGGGGATGGCGCCGACGGTGTCGCCGGCGCA